AGGCATATCTTTTGAACCACAAAAGGTTCGTGAATATTCACGGGAATAGTTGACAAGGTAGTAAAATAGACGAAAATGTAGTTTGTAATATCCCATCACATAGGAGAACTAATCATGGGCAAAATGGATTCAATGAAGGGCACTAAAGGCGCATCCGGTGAAGTAGAGCCAAAAGGCGTAGATTCATCCGATTCAACTGGTGAACGCAAAGGCAAGATTGTTGGCGGCGTAGCAATGGGCAAAGAAGATATGACCGGTGCTGACAAACTGTTTAATACAGGCCGTACTGCTGGTATTTGCTATGAACATACCCGTGAAGCTTACAAAGCTGAAGATAAAGAGTAATCGTGGCTGAATTTACTGCTGATCTAAATCCCAAAAAATCCAGTATGGATTTGGGTGATCTGATGAAGATGGATGAAGCAATGGCTAAACGCAAACTATATAGCGATGCTATAAAGGCTAAAACACCGGTAAAAGCACCGGTACCAGCCCCTAATAACATGGTTAAAAGCGATGCTACTGATCTAGGCGTTCCATTCAAATTCGGCAATAACTATCAATCTGACGAAGAATAAAGCGAAAACCCCTAGCACGTGAAGGTAAACTAGGGGCTTTCTAACCAAATACAACCAATCGGAGTAGTTGCAATGGCTGATGTAGATTTTATCTTAAAACCCCTGGGTGACAAAATAGTTGTTCGCCCGGATAAACGCATTTTGAGTTCCGTCATCATTGTTCAAAACAAAGAGGTGGATAACATGGGCACGGTAATAGCCGTAGGACCTGGTAAGAAGGTCAATGGCCGCCGGGAAGCTATGCCAGTAGAAGTAGGCCAATACGTCAGATTTGGCACTATGGGCAAAGAATCCAATGAAGAATACCTAAAATATCAAGAATACTTTACTAACGGTGAACGTTATCTGATAATGTCATGGCAAGACGTATGTTTCGTACAGGACCAACCATGACAGACCAAACAGTAATGGCAATAGTTTTAACTGCTTTTGCGGTAATGATTATGTGCTGGGCTTACTACAATTATTCAGTAAGACAAAACCAAAAACGTATTTGGCCACAATTTCCTATTGAAAAACCAAAACCCCGGCCCCAAGTTAAAAAGGCCACAACACGAAAGACCACTATGCCATTAAAGAAATCCACAAGTGCTAAAGCATTTAAAGAAAATATTAAAGCTGAAGTAGGTGCCGGCAAGCCCGTCAAGCAAGCCGTAGCTATTGCTTATAGCGAAAAGCGTGAAGCGGCAAAGAAAACAACAACGAAAGGTAAAAAATGATTATCAATTTTGGCGATTTAACTATTCAAGAAGCCCAAGTAGTATTAGCGGCCCTTAAAAAGCTTCCAATGGAAGTAGTAGAGGTATTACATAACAGATTGTTAGCAGTAGCTAATGAACAATTCTTGGCCCAGCAACCACAAGTAAACCCTGACGATATTACAATCGTTAAAAAGGCTGAAGAAGCGGAAACCGCATAATGACTACTCCAAACGTATATCTGCCATACCCTATTCCACAAACAACAAGTGAATTGGAAGCGGATATTAACGCCCTAGTAAGCCAACCTGGAGTACCAACTGAACTTACTAATGGCGTATATGCGGTAGAAGAAAGCCCAACAACCCAGGCTGATATAGATGCGGCAGAAGCTAATAGCGATTCAACATTAGATGAGTGAAGAACAAAAGAACCCAGTAGGCCGTCCAACTGAATATGATCCTATCTATTGCGATAAGGTCATTGAACTTGGTTTGCTGGGTAAATCTTTTGAACAAATGTCAGCGCAACTCAATGTTTCATATAGAACTTTATGTAGATGGCGTGATTCCCATGAAGAATTTTGTCATGCCTTGGAAGATGCCCAAGCTTTAAGCCAGGCGTGGTGGGAAGATCAAGCCCAATCCCATATGCTTGAATACAAGGATGGGGAACGATTGAACCCTAGTTTATGGTCACGTTCAATGGCGGCACGTTTTCCTGGTAAGTATTCTGAACGGGTAAAGCAAGAAATTAGCGGCCCTGGTGGAACTGCATTAAAAACAGGGTTTACGTTGGAATTTATAGAATCAAGCAATGGCAACGATTCAGGAAGCTAAAGCTAAAGCACGGTTCCCGGCAAAGCTTAAATGTTTATTTGAACCAGCCAAAGCACGTTACAGGGTTCTTTATGGTGGGCGTGGTGGTTCCAAGTCTTGGAATATAGCCAGGGCATTGCTATTAAAGGGATGTGAACAACCAATCAGGGTACTATGCGCCCGTGAATACCAAACCAGTATTAAAGATTCTGTTCATAAATTGCTATGTGACCAAATCTATAACCTAGAAATAGAAGCCCATTACGAAATCACAGAACGTACCATTCGTGGCATAAACGGTACTGAATTTATATTTGTAGGCGTAAAAAACAATACCAATAACGTTAAATCTATTGAAGGTATTGATATTTGCTGGGTAGAAGAAGCCCAATCTGTAAGCCCTAATAGCTGGAATGTGCTGGTACCAACCATTCGTAAAGCTGATTCTGAAATATGGATTAGCTTTAACCCTGAACTTCCAACTGATGAAACCTGGAAACGGTTTGTTATTAGCCCACCGGAAAACGCAGTAGTTCAGAAGATCAATTGGTCAGATAATCCTTGGTTCCCTGAAGTATTAGATTTAGAACGCCGTGCCCTTCAGGGTAGGGATATGGAAGCCTATAACAACGTATGGGAAGGAATTCCCCGTCAGACGGTCAATGGTGCCATATTTGCTAAAGAAGTCACTATGGCCGAATTAGAAGGCCGTATATGCAATGTGCCCTATGATCAAACCAAAAGCGTTCATGCAATTTTCGATTTGGGTTGGGCAGATCAAACGGCCGTGTGGCTACTGCAATTTGTAGGCCAGGAAACCAGGCTAATACGTTATTTTGAAGATAGCCAGCAAACCATGAGTTACTACATGGCCAAGCTTCAATCGTTTGGCTATATGTATGACACGATATGGCTACCGCACGATGCTAAAGCTAAATCTTTAGGAACCGGCAAATCCATTGAAGAAATAGTACGGGCCACCGGCATGAAGGTACAAATCCTTGACCGGGTGCCAGTTGCAGATAGTATTAATGCCGCTAGAACCATATTCAATAAATGCTATTTCGATAGGCAAAATACTGAAGAAGGCTTACAATGTTTAAGACATTACCGGTATGACGTTGACCCTGACACGAAAATGTTTAGTGCCAAGCCACTACATGATGAATATTCGCACGGGGCCGATGCGTTCCGATACATTGGTTTAATGATAAACGAGCCGAAAAAAGCCCAAGTTCAAAAGTCTTATAGGGCACCGGTAGGCTGGATGGGATAAATATGGCTAGTTATTACGAAGATGAAGTTGATTATGGTGATTTAGATGGTGATCCCCGTATTTCAGAAGCAATTGAATTTCTACGCCAAGCCGCTGAAGCAGACACAACTAACAGGGCAGAAGCCCTTGATGACGTAAAGTTTGCCGCTGGTGATCAATGGCCAGTAGAAATCCAAAATAGCCGTACCCTAGAAGCCAGGCCTTGCTTAACCATCAATAAAGTTGATGCGTATGTAAGGCAAATTTGCAATCAACAACGTCAGCAACGCCCACGTATTAAGTGCCAGGGTATGAATAATGAAACTGATGAAAAGATGGCACAAATCATTACGGGGATATGCCGTCATGTTGAAGTCAATTCAAATGCTGATCATGCGTATGACACGGCGTTTGATTTTGCCGTTCGTATGGGTTGGGGTTATTGGCGTGTTACTACTGATTATGTACGTCCTGATTCTTTTGATCAGGAAATTTATATTAAGCCAATTGATAATCCATTCACCGTTTACTTTGACCCTAATTCAGTAGCACCGGACGGTTCTGATGCTGAAAAATGCCTGGTTACAGTAGTAATGGCTAAAGAAAACTTTAGAAAGATGTACCCTGATGCCGATGATGGTGGAAGCTTTTCTGCCCGTGGTACCGGTGATAGCAATACAGAATGGGTAACAAAGCACGATATTCGTATTGCAGAATACTTTTATACCCGTATTGAAAGCACCCATTTAGTTTTATTGTCAGATGGCACAACTGCATATGAAGATGAATTGCCAAGCATTGAAGTAATGGATGGTGCTGGTGTATATGAAGTAAGCCGCCGTAAAACCTTTAGAAAATCCATTAAATGGTGCAAAGTTACTGCTATGCAAGTGCTTGAAGAAGGTACTTGGGCTGGCAAATACATTCCAATTGTGCCAACTTATGGCCAACAATGTATTGTGGATAACAAGCGTAAGAAGTTTGGCCTGGTTCGCATGGCTAAAGACCCACAACGTATGTATAACTTTTGGCAGACTTCAATGACTGAATCTGTTGCCCTGGCACCAAGGGCTAAATGGATTATGGCTGAAGGTCAAGATGAAGGTCATGAAGCAGAATGGGCCGGCGCAAACAATACGTCTTATGCGTATTTGCGTTACAAAATGACTGATATTAATGGACAGGCGGCACCGCCCCCAATTCGTCAGGTACCGGAACAACCACCAGCCGCAATTATGGCCGCATCACAATCAATCACCCAGGATTTGCAAGCCGTAGTAGGTATTTTTGACCCTAATCAATTGCCAATGGGCAACATTAGCGGCAAAGCATTGCAAGGCCAACAAGGTCAGATTGATATGACCAACTTCCATTATTACGACAATTTGACCCGTTCAATTGCCCATACTGGACGTATTATTCTTGATTTGATTCCTAAAATTTACAGTTCTGAACGTGTAATGCGGATTATTGGTGATGATGGCAAACCTGAATTGACCACAATTAATCAAAAAACGGGCCAGCAAGACGAAAACGGGATTGAAATGATCCTAAATGACGTAACCGTTGGTGAATATGACGTAGTTATGGAAACTGGACCTGGTTACAACACCAAACGTCAAGAAGCCGTAGATTCTATGATGACCCTATTGGCCGCTGATCCTAAACTTATGGACCAGGCCGGTGATTTAATATTTAGAAATATGGATTTTCCAGGCGCAGATATTATTGCTGACCGCCTAGCTTCAGTTAATCCATTAGCCCAAATTGATGAAAAATCGGACGTTCCACCCCAGGTACAGATGCAATTAGCTAATGCCCAGCAACAAATGCAAGCTATGCAACAACAAATTCAACAAATGGCAATGATGATTAAAAACCGTCAGGATGTTGAACAAGTACGTCAAGTTGGTGAAGATCGCCGTGCAGTATTGGCCGCAGAAGTTAAACTGCATGATCAAAATACCAGGTCAGTTACTAGCCAAAACAAAACTGAAATTGATTCATTGATGAAATTGATATTAAGTCACATGGACACCGGCAGATTAGAACGTGAAATTGAAGCTAGAAACCGTGAACAAATGGGTTACACGGCAGAAGCGGCACGAAGCATTGAAGATAATATGCAACAAATGTTGCCCCAGCCAGCACAACCGCAAGGACAACCACAACAACAACCTGGACAACCTATGCAGTAATGTTGCAAAACACTAGATATAGTATTAAGATTACTTAACAACACTACCTATGGTGTTTTCATAGGGTTAATTCTTGGATAATAACCATGTCAGATGCACAAGTAACAGAAGTAGCTGAACAACCTAAAACGGCTGGTTCAGTAGTAACAAGTGAAAATTTAGCGGATTTTAATGCTGATAAATTAGGTTTAGCTTCCGAATCTAGCCCAACTGCGGCTGAAGTTGATGAAAATCCTTCAGAGCCAGCGGCCCAAGATGGAA